GCTAGTTTTTCACCGTCATAACTATTATCACCTGTATTCTTCCAATCAATAGTTGTATCTAAACCTTGTATATCTTCAAGTTGTTCGTTAGCTATTATTTTTTTTCTTGTAAACTTACTAGCTGGTACTCTATATGCGAGCTCTGATTTTGGCCTATCCATACCATCTTGAATCGGTTTAAAAAAAAACGGGTAGTTAATACTAATGGGTACAACTTTATCGGTAAACATTTTCTTAGCGTCTGCACCTGTTTTAGATAGTATCCCATATCTACTATCACTTGATATAGTAGCTAAATTAACTGTTTCAGCACTAGACATAAAAGAAAAACCACTACGACGATTTTTAAGATAGCACATACCATAGCATCTTTTATCTGCCTTACATGCTTCCCAAAATATATAAAATAATCTATTTGCTTCTCTAAAATCAGGTGCACCTACATCTATTTTACTCCATTGTAAATACATATAATGTGTACCTGTTATATATGTTGGTTTATTGTTATTCATAAACCAAAACCCTTCATCTCTTCTTTTAAATTCTTCGTCTATATAATCAAACCACTGTTCTTTTGATTCTTCAGGGTAATTTCTCCAATCAAATATATTCTTTAATCTACTTAACTCTTTAGGATATTCTTGCTTAACCCATTTATTTAACTCATGTGTATACAGTCGCACTGGTCGTTTTGGCAATGCGATGCGCAAATTTTGTATTTTAACCACTTCACCGATTTGTCCAGTTTTAGAGATAACCACGACATCATGTTCTTTATTATATCCATATTTCCATTTTTTAGATTTATTAAGCCTACTAATAGTAGTCTTTTTAATAGGTTCTATTATTTTAACTAAACTTTGCTCGTACATTATTTTGATCTTCCTTCTGCAAACCCTTTAAAAACTTTTGTTTTTTTATCTTCAGAAGATTTACCTTCAAGTATGTTTTCTTCTTCTTGGATTCTATTTAATATTTCAAATGCATCGAATATAGCTAGTTTTTTAGTAGCTGCAGCGTTTTTAAGTCTATCTGCTGATATATCATCATCTGAATCAACAATAGCTTCTTTAGCCACTTTAATTAATTCTTCAACCGCTTTGTGTCCAGCTTGGATTATACTCTTTTTCGTTTCCTTGATATTCATATTTAATTGTAATAAAATTAGATAAAACTCTATATAGTCTTTCGCCATCAACGATAAACTCGTATTCACTTTTTGGTCTAAAACCAACTAGTTCGTTAACTTCAACAGTACCATCTGAATATTTGACAATGCCTTGAAGTGGTTTTTCAGATTCAATATTAAATTGATTTATTGCTTTTAAAGGTTTTACAAAACAATAACCTTTTGGGGCTTCCCATTTATTATTTCTTTTGTATAAAAATATTTGATCTTGACTTATAAAGTAAGTGTTTTCATCAAAAAAACTTCTACTATTTTTTTCTACACCTTTAACGTTGTGCCATCTACGAAAAACATTGTGATGTACTATAACTTCATCACCTGGATGTATATTTGTATCGCTGATTATGGGAATTGATTTAACAATAGCTGTTCTATTTACATATTGATGATTAAAAATTTCAGTGTTTAAAATTAACTCTGAATCACCAATTTTTTTTTTATTGTTATATCTTTCCCCTTTTGGCGTTACAACAAAGTTGTAAACA